TTGTCAGACAATTAGACAAATTGTGTGAAAATTAGAAACAATTCAGACAATTCAGACAATTCAGACAATTTATCAATCTGTCTGACTTTAATACTTTTTATAAAACCGTTGACTTTTATATGTAAAACTGCTATTATGATCTTGCAACAATCAATTAGCAAATATGTAAAGGAGAAAAAAATCATGTTTGAATTACAATCTTGTAAAATCACCGGGAGAGAAAAAAGAGGTGATGTAAGCAATATGTTTACTGTACATAAACAACACTTTATATAAAAGGCGTTTATGCTTGAATGATGTAAACTGTGTTTGTTCATTCTTGAAAAGAAATGGGTTGTTTGTTTATGATGTAACACAGTCACTCACAGTACCAAGTGAATATAATTTATTAGTAAAAAAGGAGAGTAAATAATGTTAAAATCATCTATCAAAATTACTTGCCGTCCTTATGATGGAAACAGTAAAACAAAAGCTTTTATTGAATTATGTCTCGATAAAACGCTTGTCATTAAAGGCTTGACGCTTGTTGAGGGGTCACAAGGGTTATTTCTTTCTTTTCCATCATCAAAGGGAAAAGACGGAAAATACTATAACTCAATCTACTCAACGGATAAGGAATTCACAGGTCAGTTAGAAGACGCTTGTATTAAAAAATACAATGATGCAGTTAATAAATCTGACGATTCAGATGAGAAACCTTTTTCATAAAACTTATAAGGTGTACTATTTAGTACACCTTTTTTTTAGTAAAGGAGAATAAAATGAATATATATGAAAAAAACGGATGGTTAGACATTCCAAAAATCGTAAATACTTGTGAAAAAAACGAGATAAATTTTATCTTTATTATCGGTGCTCGCCGTACCGGAAAAACCTATGGAATTTTTAAACATTTTATCGAGGATGTTTTTTCAAAGGATGAAAAAGTAATATATATGAGAAGAAAAACAACTCAAATAGATTCCGTGTTAGTTAATACTATGAATCCTTGGATTGACATTAATCATGATCTTCATAGGAATTTCTATTTCAAAAAGGTAAAGGGGGAAAAAAGCCGGGTTTCGTTGCAAGAAATCAACGAAGCCGGAGAGGAGATTTACCATGGTGAAGCATTTAGTCTTACTAGTTTAATGAATAATCGAGGATTCTCAGGTTCTGGATTTTCAGAAGGAATCTATGATGAATTTATCCCGGAGAAACTTGATAAAAGAATTAAAGGTGAAGAGGATGCTTTTCTGAATGGAGTAGAAACTATTTCCGCAAACCGTGAGTTGCTTGGTGAAAAACCTTTTCGTTGGTGGATTGTTTCAAATAGTAACACTCTTGATTCCCCGCTTATTCAGTCTTTTGGGTTGCTTTCGAACTTGGAAAAAATGAAGAAGTCTGGACAGGAGTTTTCCATGTTAAAAGATCGCGGAATAATCATTATTTTGATTAACAAAAGCCCCATTTCAGAAAAGAAAAGAAAGACAGCTCTTTATAAAGCGCTTACCGGAATTACAGATTTTGAAAAAATGGCTCTCGATAATGAATTTGCATATGACGACATGAGTTCTATAAAGTCAGAAGATTTGAGAAATTACAGATTGATATGCATAGTTGGTTCACTCGGGATTTATGAACACAAAAATGAAGCTAAACTATACATAAGCGATCATATTTCAGGAACTTGCAAAGATAGCTTTCCAGACAGTGAACTTGGTAAATCACAATTTAAGTTTTACTATTCATGGGTATACAACTATATTATTAGTAATAGAATTTCTTACCAGAACCTGACTGTAAAATTTTATCTTGATAAAATTTTCAATATATGATATATATAAATTAAGGGAAAACGGCTACATCAACCGTCGGAAACGGATGCTATAATGGGATGATTACCCGTAAGTTTTCCCTTATTATTTTATTCATTAGTATTCGTTTCTTTTCTCAAGAAAGGAGAAAAAACAAAAATGAAAATTGAAGATTTAGTTGTACTTGCCAATGCAGGTTTTTCAAAAACTGAACTCCTTGGATTCGCAGGGCAGAACCAGAACCAGAATCAGAACCAGAATCAGAACCAGAACCAGAATCAGAACCAGAACCAGAACCAGAACCAGAATCAGAACCAGAACCAGAATCAGAACCAGAATGATATGGTGCTTGATGCTATCAATAAATTGACAGCCACTATTCAGGCTTCAAATATTCAGAACACCGGAAATGGTGGGGTAAATTTACCAAGAACAGAAAAAGACATTATCAATGATATGATGAAGATCATGAATTAGAATTAGAAAGGAAGTGTATTAAATTGGCTGTAAATAGTTTAACTCCGCAGGATGCCTATACTCTTATCAGTTCCATTGCTAAACAGGCTACAGGTCGTTCTGACCTTATAGCGACTGACACAAGTTCTTTTGTTTCCGTTGGGGGAACACTGTTACGTACAGGAGTAGAAAACACACTGAAAAGTATGTCTACAGTATTTGCGGAAACGTATTTTGCAAACGAATCTTATACTGGTAAATTAAGGACAGTCGAACAGACAAATGTTCGTTGGGGTGCTATCGTCAGAGAGATTACGTCCCTGTCAATGGATGCAGAACAGTCTGATGATTGGAACACAGAACAGAATCCAAACACTTTGGATGATGGCAATTCTATTGACATGTATAAGATTCACAAGCCGAAGGTGCTTGAACTCAAGTTCTACGGAACAAAGTTGTTACAGAGATCAATCACAAGATTCCGTGACCAGCTGGCACTTGCTTTTTCTAGCGAGGAAGAATTTCTCAGATTTTACGAAGCTGTTATGATTGAGTTTCGTAATGATATTGAAATGGATCGCGAGAGTGAACGTCGTGCAACCATGCTAAACTATATGGCGGGCTTATCATATCTTGGTATGAAGGTTGACCTTGCACATGAGTTTAACACAGAGAATGGAACACAGTACACAAGAAAGCAGTTACTTTCCGACCACCGTGATAAGTTTATGCCGTTCGTTGTTGCTCGAATCAAACTTGATTCTGAAAAGATGACAGAGAGATCAACTAAGTACAGATTTACTATCAAAGGCTTTGAATCCCTTTTGAGATTCACAAGGAAAGAAAATCAGCGACTTATGATGCTGTCAAGTTTCTGGATCGACTCTGAAACACAGACGTTACCGTATGTGTTTGATGATAAAAATTTACAGATCGAGAACAAAGAACTTGTAAACTGGTGGCAGTCAGCTGATAATGAATCAGCTATCCAGATTACTCCGTCCATCATTGGATCAGATGGACAAGCAAAACAGGCAGAAACAGAGGTCAACTTACCTTATGTTCTGGGAGTACTGTATGACCGTCGTGCTATGGGGGTCAACTGGCAGTTTGATTACAGTTCGACAACTCCATTCAACAGCCGAGGGGGCTACTATAACATGTTTGTACATTCCAGAAAAAACTACTGGAACAACTTCACGCATAACGGAATCCTGTATGTGATCGGGGAGGGGAAATAATGTTAGCATCAAACATAAAGGTACCTGCTGGTGGTTCAATAGTTGTTACATTTCCTTTTGAATCTGTTTCGGTGAGAAGGCTTTTAATGAATGTGGTGGCTGCTGGTATAGTTTTGCAGTATGACACTATTCCGTTAATAAATACAAGTTTATACACTGCATTGTACGAATTAAAATTTGAATCGTATTATGGATTTCCTGATGCTTCACGCTTTAAACTCGTAAATAACTCAAACAATGATACATATGTAAAAGTATTAATTGATACAGTACCCAGCACACAAATTAATGAGAATTATTTTACGGAGATTTAAATATGATGGACACATTCTTAACTATTTTAGGAAACTATGCATTTCCAATCGTATGCTGTTGTGCTATGGCATACTTTGTGAAATACATGTATGATCAGACCAACGCACGAGTTGATAAACTCAATGAAGAGCATAAAGATGAAGTTGACACACTTTCAGAGGTTATAAAAAACAACACGCTTGCTGTTGAAAAAATGAACTCGTTAATCGAACACTTAGGAAAATGAGGTGAAAAGACATGACAGCGAATGAACTTGTCGAAAACGCAAAGGAATTACTTGGTGTAAAATATGTGTGGGGTGGTAATACCCCGCAGTCAGGGCTTGACTGCTCCGGATTGCTTTACTATATTCAGAAGAAAGCAGGCTCAGAGGTTGGAGATATGACAGCTTCCGGTTATTCTAAGCTTGGAATAATGATTCCAATTGGACAGCAAAAAGTAGGTGATTTTCTCTTTTTTGGGTATCCAGTCACTCACTGTGCTGTTTTTATTGGAAATGGCTACATGATTGAGAGTAGAGGCGGTAGAAAAAACACTGCTGACAATCCCGGTATTGGAGTTGTCAAAAGTCTTGTAAGTCGGAGAAGTGATTTATCCTGCATCCGCAGAGTATGGGATGAAAAAAGACCATCTTATGAAATAGGTAGAACCTATACTACTATGGTGGATCACTTACATGTACGATACAGTGTGTGGGGTCAGATCAAAGAGTATGCCCAGCTGACAAGGGATGGTATGAAACACGCATATTCTGATGGTTGCCTGAAAAAAGGAACCATAGTCACGGTAAAAGATATCAAAAAGGATGATGCCGGAGCAACATGGGTCAGGATTCCATCTGGGTGGATCTGTGCAATCACAGCAAAGGGTGAGGTTTACTTAAAATGACAGAGATTATTTTATATCATTTTTCCAAACGAAAAAACAGCACAAAAAGACCAACAGAACAGGGGACTACGGTTCCCTGTCTTTTAAAATCTGCAACTACATTTCAGAATCCTACATTTATTTTACAAAAACCAATGAATGACATGCTACAATTTAACTATGCAAAGTGGGCGGATCATTATTATTTTATTGATTCAACTACTTCAATCAATGCGGGACAAACTGAAATTAGTTGTACTGAGGATGTTTTGGCAACTTATAAAAATGAAATCGGTAATTATACCTGTTTCATTGAAAGATCAAGCAATCAGACTACAATTGCCAACGACACTATGTATATTCCTACAAATGACTGGGTCTTATCAACAAGACATGTAAGTCATAAAGAGAAAATAATGACAAGCACTTATTCACAGCAATATATTATAAGGGTAGTTTCGAGGACTGGCGTAGCATCCTACTATATAAACGGCGATCAATTAAACAATTTGCTTGACTATATGTACACAGAATCAAATTTTGCTGACGTTATAACGGATGCCATTACCAAGCTAATGTTTGACCCATTTAAATATATAGTTGACTTGAAATGGATTCCTTTTGTTGAAAGTGCTTTTAAAAATAACAATAATGAAGTAATACAGCTAGGATTCTGGGATAGTGGTGTGATGGCAAAAAGAATTGATGAAAACACGGTTGTTAATTTTTCGTATTCATTTGCTTTTGACAATCCACTTTATGCTATAACTGATTTTAGGTACTATAATCCGTCGTTTTCAAACTATTTTATAAAGCTTCCTTTTATCGGAGTAGTTGCTCTTAATCCCTATAAAATAGATGAAACTGTAAATGCACTTTATCAATTTGACGCAACAAGTGGATTATGCAATGTATTTTTGCAATCAAAGAAAGTTGTTTTTGCATCTTATCAATTCCAGTTGTCAGTTCCAGTACAAATCGGTTATGCAACCACAAACACAGCACAACTGACCACCTCAGCTGTAAGTCTTGTTGGTGCCGGATTGCAAGGAAACATAGCACAGGGTATATCTTCAGGAATAGAAGCAGGAAGAAGCATTACAGCACCTGAAGTATCAATGCTTGGAACGATTGGCAACATTTCAAACATACTCAATAACCAGATTTTAGAGTTTAATTCATATGCCTGTACAAGCATAGATCCTGATGGTGCAAGTGAGGGATATGCAGATGGTACTGTTCGTTATATTTCTGGCTTGAGTGGATATATAAAATGCAGAAATGCATCCATAGAAATTAGTGGATTTACCGGAGATCAAGAAGCAGTGAATAAATACTTGAATAGTGGTTTTTATTATGAATAATGTTTCACGTGAAACATAGAAAGAGGTGAAAATATGTGGATTCCCATTGGATTTGATAAAATCAATATCATTTCAAATTACTTCCAACCGTCAGGAATCAAGGCAGACAGTCTATATACTGACACGTTTGATCGTATGCTGTATGAAAGAGTGTGTTCTATTTTTGATATAACATACAATGCAAAATTTGACATTGACTATTTTAAGTTTTGCCTGCTAGGTGGGGGGTTTATTGCGATCACATATACTGATGCATATGGACTGATCGCTCAGTATCCTGCAATCAGTGGCTATGATATGTATTGCAAACCAACGCTTGCAAGCATTAACACATATGCTACCAATGCAAACATAAGCTTACAGGATTTAAAGATTGGTACAGATTGTAGCGTGATCTATTTACGTCCGTCCAGATGCGGGATATTTGACATTATCGGTTATTATAGTTATAAGCTGGCTCTGGTAGCTTCTGCTTTTGACATGAACGTATTCAACAGCAAGTTAGCTTTTATGATAGCTGCAAAAAACAAAGCTGCTGCGAAAACATTGGAAAAAATCTATGACGAAGTGCAAGCAGGTAATCCGGCAGTTGCGTATAATGCTTCAATCAAAGAGAATGAGAACGCAAACATGAGGGGAAAAAGTTCAGATCCTTTTGAGTTTTTCAATAAAGATTTGAAAAACAACTTTATTTCAAAAGAGTTAATTGAAGTATTCGAAAAACTTCTTGACCAGTTTGACACAGAGGTCGGGATTCCTTCTGTCGGTTCTGATAAAAAAGAGCGTTTAAATGTTATGGAAACTGAAAAAAACGATATAGAATCAGTGACACGACTTACTACATGGCTAGAAACAATGCAGACAGGGGTTGACATGGCAAACAGCCTTTATCCCACTTTAAATCTGAATATAAAGATCAGAGACTACAAAAAGGCAGGTGTAAAAAATGGGGATGTATAGGATTACAATAGCCGGACTTTATGAATATGATAAGAACTTATTTGAGAACATGACTTTTCCGGCAGAAGCTGACAAACAGAACTTTATTGACAGTTTACTTTTAAGCTATGGGGATTGCGAACCACTCTATCCGGATGGTGATTTTATGAAACAGTCAGCTATTCCGGCATGGTCGAAAAAATGGCAGGATTCCATTGAACGGGTTTTCCTTGCATTAAAGAAAGAATATAACCCTATTGAGAACTATGACAGACAGGAGTCCTGGACGGATTCTCCAGATATTGAGCGAAACACTATAACAGGTGGTAAAGACAAAAACACCTTACAGGCAGGCAGAGGTTCCGTTACGTCAAACACAGGAGCCGACACTATGGAAGAAAAAGTAAGTGCTTTTGATTCAAGTAGTTATCACCCGTCAAAGGAAGATACAACAACTTACGGAAATAGTACAAAAATGGAAACATCCGGGCAGGATGTAAACGACATTGAATATGGGCGAACTGAAAAAAACACGGAAAAAGGGACTACAACTCACACTGGACAGATTCACGGAAACATAGGCGTGACTACATCACAACAAATGTTAGAATCGGAACTCCAACTGAGAAAGCAATCATTTATAGATTATTGCACAGGATTATTTGCAAGTGACTTACTGATTCTTGTTTATTAAGAAAGGAGAGAAAAAATGATTAATACGTACCCTCACAGTTCCACACAGGACATGAACTTAGACTACCTCTTAAAAGTGGCAAAGCATGCAGAAGAGGATCACAAAGAATGGTCAGACATAAAAGGGACTGCAAAAAAACAGATTGATGATGCAATTAAAGATTCACTAGATTCCGGAGAGATTGGAAAAGTAGTTGATGATGCAACGAAAAAAATCTTGACGGATGAAATTGAACCATTAAAGAACACAGTAACCGAACAAGGCAAACTGATTTCTAATCTCGAAAAAAGAGACGGTTTATTTGATTTAAGCGGTAAAACTATCATTATCGGAGACAGCTACACAGTAGGCTATACTCCGGACGGAAATATCACTCCTTGGACAGAACACTTTTTATATTACTGTTCTATAGACAATGTAACTATTAAAAGCAATGGTGGTGCTTCTTTTTCAACGTCTAATAACTCATTTCTTATGCTTTTAAATCAGATTGACGCTGATCCATCTGTAAAGCAGATCTTAGTAGTTGGGGGTTATAATGAGTTCGGTTCTTATTCAGAAATTGAAAATGCGATCAATGCTTTCTATGGAGTAGCGCAAACACGTTTTCCAAACGCTAAAATTTTTGTAGCAATGGTTGCATGGTCAGCGGACAGCACACAATGGAACAGATTCAAGATTGCAAAAAGTGTGTATAACACACAGCGGAAAAATTGGAACTATCTTAATGGAAGCGAATATATTTTACACGCTGACGGATTCATGGGGTCGGACGGTTTTCATCCAAACACGACCGGACAGGAACGACTCGCTACCTACCTTGCGGAAGCAGTAAAAACCGGGTCTTGTCATCCATCCTTTTATGATGTATTAGCTAACTTTGAAGCAGGAGATTTTACAGCACCTCTGGGGTATAGTTGGACGTTCGTTACAAACTACAGCGAAAATGCTAGTAATATCATCTGGGGTGATTATGTTTGTTTTCCAAACAGCGGTGAACTTGTTTGTAATGGTACAGAATACTATCTCGGACGTATCTATTCTACCAGTTTTATTGGAGATGGAAACGGGTATACTTGCTATCCTACGACTGTGATCGTAAAATCTGGATCCGATTTTTATCACATTCCGGCACAGTTGAATTTCCGAGCTAGGCAGATTTATCTTGCTTTGTATGACGTTAGTGATGACAAACATAACTACAGAACTCTTACAAACGTAACACAGGTACAAATTCACAGAGGATCCATTACAATGTAATGTTTCACGTGAAACAAAAAATAAAGGGATGCAAATTTGCATCCCTTTTAACTATATAAAACATCTTTTGTTTCAAATGGCAACGGCAACCCTGTTTCCTTATCATATGGAATCGTATGATCTAATTCATATTCCGTATCGGATAAACGGATTGCACATCCATACTCTATTTTACACCCGTCAACAGTTATATTGTTAATTCCTTTGCTATAGAGATATTCCGTTTTAAGCTTCCAACTTGGGTCTTTTTTCCAGTCGTTCGCACGGCGGTAGTTTCTGCGATAAGTGAAACTATTTCTATATATGAATCCTTTTTCAAAGTTATTTATATTGTCATCAAGACAGTATACGCCGTCTTTTGGAACTCCTGCAACGGTCTGTTTCAGTTTTCCATTTTCTCGATAACAATATCGCTTACTACCCATAGTTTTAAACTCACTGTAAATTCCGTCAAACTCAGCAATTCCTAGCGTGTGTGATTCTCCATTAAAGAGTACCGTTCCAAGTCCTCGCTCCTCTGATTTTTTCATGATTTTTTCGTTATACTCAGCAAGTTTTTTCCTATCCCAGTTTGTACCCTTAACGGAATCAGTGTCAGAATATATCCATATTTTGCAACACTTCCCAAGTTCGAATAACTCAGCCTGTGCGTAGGCTGTAACCCATACCCCCCATTGATAAGGTAGAAAAGAATTTCTACTTTTGTAATACTTTTGTAACTTTTCCTCATATTCAGATTCAGTCAAAACATCATTCCATATTCCGGTTTCATAATCTTCTTCAAACATGGATTGAATCATCTTTTGTACCATCATTCCATAGATGCCGTTAAGTTCCCCTTTTGAAATCATATAAAGCACCAGGTCTGCATGTTTCAACGTGTTCTTATGCTCGAAAAGTTCTATCACATAATTAATAATCCAATCAGGCAAGTAGTCTTTCTTTGCACGTATGACGTTTGAAACGTCAGCCCATTCAAAGTCATAGGCTTCAAATATGACCTGTAAATCCGGATCAGTAAACGGATAGATTACAAGATCTGCATTAACGATTTTACCGTTATCAAGATTCAATTCCATAGCTTTCTTTTTACTTATCTTATCTGCATCTGGAAACACGCAAACTTTTGCTTTATGAAATGCAAGGGGGGGCATAGGGTGATCTTTTTTCAAGCGTAGCTTTTTCAATCGTATATAGCCTGCAAAAGCATAATTTTCTTTTATTTCCATGATATCCTGCAACGATAACTTTGTAGAAACAAAGTTTGTCATAGGAAACCTTTCATATACGATTCTGGCAGGATAAGAACTTGTAAAATCGTAGCACTCCACCGGTTCAGTAATTAACTGATTGACATAGTAGCGGTTCGCATGGGTATAGCCCCCGTGATAGCAGGCTGTGAGCAACTCATACTGTTCTAAACTAAGTTGCATTGACATAAATTTCTTATGCCATTTTTTGTTCTTGCGTGATCTTGACCTTGCTTGATTGCGTATAAACCCTGTATTTGTCAATGGGGCAGTAGCAACACTTACGCTTCTTTGCGTTAAATAGAGCCGTAAAGCTTTACACAGGCAAATAGTATCAACACAAACATAAGCTAATTCCTTTACAGTACGCCCAGATTCAGGGGTTCTTTTCTTTTTATAGTCCCACGTACCAGTAGCTTTCTCAAGCGTCCCCATGTCCTTACAGAGACGTTCAAGAGTACGTTGTGTAAGGATAGCACTATCACGGATTTCAATGCCAAAAGATTGCCATTGCATAAATACATATCTATGAGTTTTAACAGCTAATTTACGATCAGGAACACCAAACTTATCTAATAGATGATTACGCAAAAACATATAGTCATATGATAAGTTATGAATATAAAATCGCACTGTATGCTCTTTATCAGCATGAAGCATGTCACAGATCCGGTCAATCGTATTGATCAGATCACGTACATGATTACCGTACAAACAGCTATCATTTTCTATCGTTATAGTCCAATCAGTTATCCATCCAATGTCTTCATTCTCAGACACATAAGTTTCCGTGTCTATAGTTATGATTTTTTCATAACAAGACTGATAATGTCCTGCATTACTTTTACGTATGAAATTACCGTCAAAAAGACGCATATAATCGTACTCTTTAAATGATACCACTGGATATCCTGCTATAACCATTTTTTTACCTCTTGTATTTATATTTCAGTGCTTCTGCTTCTCCGGAGAAACCGAGCTCTTTTGCTACGTCATCCGCTCTATCTATGTCCGTGCGGTCTCTGAACTCTTCTAATTTGCTGATTATTTCATTCATTGTATCACCGTCTCTCAAAGCTTTTCCAACGAGCTCTACGGACTGTTCCGAAGAGTACAACAGACTTATAAGTTCAAAAGCATATGACTGAAAAAATGCACTCATTTCACTTGTATCTTTGAATTCAAGACCATATTCAGACAACTTCTCACGTCTCTTTTTTATGATGGACTTCCATCCGGGGACCGTAGAACTTTTTTCTTTTAAGACATTCTGCATCATTTGTACCTGCTTACGCATGGAAGAAATCTGCATATATAGGAAGTTGCGGTCGCTGTAATCCAACTTTATTTTTTCTCTGATTCTTTTATTATACCCGAACTTTTTAAGAATTACATTGTAATCAGCGTATGCACCACCGGATTCAGAAGTGAATCCTGCTCTCTCTAAACGAACCATACGCTGATTTAGACGTTTAGCCAGACTTGTATAAAGTCTGGCTAATTCTTTTTCATTAAGTTTATATGGGTTTATATCCTGCCCCTTGGTTGTGATTCTTTCTGTACCCTTTAAAACCATTGCTACTCCTTTCTGAATCTTGGGGCGATCCAATCATCACACTGCTCAAAAGATCCGTCCGGATAAACCTCAATACCTTTTACCCATTTCAAAAACATAGTTGGACGCTTGTACCCTGAAACTTTGAATTCCCTCCATAGATCATTGTAATCCATAAACTCTGTTACTGCATCTGCTCTCTTCTTTGCGTAGTAGTTATAAATTGCGTTAAGTTGTGTTTTACTTCTTTTCATTGTACATTATCACCTTTCCTATTTTTATACTTCTTCATCTTTCTATATCCTTAATGACTGTATTAATTGTTACAACCTCATAATAGCAGTTTTACATATAAAAGTCAACGGTTTTATAAAAAAGTATTAAAGTCAGACAGATTGATAAATTGTCTGAATTGTCTGAATTGTCTGAATTGTTTCTAATTTTCACACAATTTGTCTAATTGTCTGACAA